TTAATCAATCACCAAAGCTAACAGACTCCTCATTAGAACCTTTAGGTCTTGTGGGTAAGATGATTGGTGATTACTATATGCTGCGTCAAAGGCTTGCTGTAGTTGAAGGTTGGTTAGACTTAGTTGAAAAGTGGGGTGATGGTAGGTTGCATGGTGATATGTTTTGTATTGGAACACCATCATTCCGTTGTAGGCATCGTGGTATAGTTAACATACCCGGTGTTCATGCACCTTATGGTAAAGAGCTTAGGTCACTGTTGACCTGTGAAAAAGGTTCTAAGCTAGTAGGTGCTGACTCTGCAGGTAATCAGTTCAGGGGCCTAGCCCACTACATGAAAGATGATAAGTTCACAGCTTCAGTTGTAGTTGGACAGGAGTCAGATGGCACTGATGCACACTCACGTAATGCAGCTATACTCGGTATCTCACGTTCAGCAGCTAAGTCTTTCATCTATGCCTACCTCTTTGGAGCTGGTTTAGGTAAGCTTGGTGAAGTAATCACAGGTCTTAAGAGTCCTAAAGCTGGTAAGATTGCTGATGATAAGTTCAGTGCAGCCTTTCCACTACTTAAAGAACTAAAAGATGACCTGTTAAAAGAGTTTACTCACAATAAAATGAAGACTGGTATCGGTTTCATCAAAGGTGCAGATGGTCGTAGGATATTTGTAGGATCTGAGCATCAACTTCTTAACTATTTACTACAAACATTAGAAGGAATCACCTGCAAAACAGCAATCGTGTACCAATACAATAAGATTAAGGAGTTAGGAATAGAAGATACCTACCCAATCTTGTTCTATCACGATGAAACTGCATGGGTTACACCTACTAAACACGCTAAGACTGTACTTGATATCTCAATAGCTGGGTTCCGTGAAGGCCCCAAGTCTGTTGGAGTAGAATGTATGGACGGAGATGGTAAAATAGGTATCAATTATGCAGAAATACACTAACCAAGAGTAATAAGTATGTTCAATAACAACGATAAAGTATTCGAGATGTTCAACAAGTCCTGTTTAGACTCCGAAATGGAGTATGATAAGGTATTCATTGACGCAGACTCTATCATCTACCGAATAGCAGTGACCACTGACAGTGTTACTCAAGCTAAATCAGCGTTCGATAAGGCCCTCGGAGGTATCATGAGAGATACCGGAGGGGTTAAAGGTTACGTAGCTGTTAAAGGCAAGGGTAACTTCAGGTATGATATCGCAGAAGACTACAAAGCCCAACGTGCATCCACTAAGATTGATCCTAAGATCACTGAAAGACGTAATGCTATTACAGAGTACGCATGGGCTAATGATTGTTTCAAGTCTGATAACTGTGAAGCTGATGACATTTGTTGTATCTGGGCACAAGAAGCTATGGATGCTGGTGATCACTACCTAATTGCACACATTGATAAAGACTTAAATGGTTGTCCCGGATGGCACTACAACTTCAACAAGAAGGAGTTCTACTTTATGGGAGAGGAGGAAGCACATAAGTTCTTCTGCTTACAACTATTAACTGGTGACTCTACAGACCACATCATGGGCCTTAAAGGTATTGGCCCTAAGAAAGCTGAGAAGCTCCTTGAAGGTGTGCCTCATGAGCAGCTACTAGATACTGTGCGTAATGCTTGGCGTGATCATCACCCTCGTGATTGGCACCCAAAACTTGAGACTTGCTTCAACCTTATATACATGAGGAGAAAGTGGGGCGACTTTAGACAACTAACCCTTGAGGAGGTATTCCCTAATGAGTAGAGTAAGCTGGAAACGAGTAGGAGATTCTGTAGATATCTACAAGATAAAGATAATAACGGTGGGGCACAAATCATGGCTTCACTACTACGAGTATGGTATTGAGTCTTGGTACGAAGATTGTCAAGGTGATTCAATGCCATCAGAGTGGGGTAACTGTTTAAGAATGGAGCCTATCTCAGACGCCTTATGTTCTTTACTTAAAGCAACAGGTATGCGAGAGGATGATAGTTACAAAGGTGATTTAGATGAATTTATTAAACTAGTAGAAAGGGATACTAATTATGTTGTTTATTAATCAAGGAAGTTACAAAGTAGATGGTGTTGAGTTAGTGTTGTGGGAAGAGTGCCGTGAGGCATTCATCATGATGGAAAAACGTATCGAAGACTTAGAGCAAAGGCTGCTTGACGTTGAGTCGGTGGTTGATTGTGAGTAGTCTAGGGCACTGGAAATATGACGGGGAAGTCTTTGATGTTAATGACTTCTTCGGTTTTATTTATATAATAACCAACAAACTGTCAGGTAAGAAATACTTAGGTCGTAAGTTCTTCCATGTACACCAGAAACGCAAGAGGGTTCGTGAGAGTCCTTGGCGTACATACATGGGGTCCTGTAAGCCCCTCTCAGCAGACATTAAAGAGTTAGGTAAGGCTAACTTCACCTTTGAGATCTTCCGCTTGTACACAACGAGAGGAGGTCTCAGCTACTTCGAGACATATCATCTTGCAATTAACGATGTGTTAACCCAAAGGAATGACGAAGGTGAACGCACTTGGTACAACAACTGTATAGGTGCAGTGAAATGGATAACTCCTTTTGAAATATCAGAGGCAACTCGTTATAAAATATCTCAAGCAAAGACCGACAAAGCGGATCACTCTTTCGTCAACTCAGATGGAAGAAAGCACAATGGAACTAGGTTAAGTCTTATGGAACTTGATACTAAAGTAAACAAAAGAGGAGTCTCTAAGATCCTAACAGGTACAAGAAAGACCCATATGGGTTGGTCGGTAGTTAATTAAACATAGAGAAATAACATGAGCAAGAAAGAGAAAGAAGTTGAGACATCAGAATACTTAGAGAAAGATAAAAGTAAACTAGAACGTAGAAATGCTAGAGACTTAGCAAAAGAACGCAGGCTAGATGCAAAGTCTATTAAAGAATCAAGGTGGAATTAAGATGTCAACAACAGAAACTTTTACTGGAGTACGATACCCCTGTAAGCATTGTGGGTCCTCAGATGGAGTAGGACTATGGACCAATGGCAGGGGTAAGTGTTTTGCGTGTGAGAAACCAGCGTTCCTAGACCAGTTCGACAGTTCAGTTAAACCAAAGTACAAGACAAACAACAACGAGAAAGATATGAGTACAGATACACTACAATCAATTGCTAACTACGATTCTGCTGGAGTACGTGAACGTCAGTTAACAAAGACAGCCTGTGATATGTATGGGATGAAAGTAGAACGTGGTACCTCTGGTGAGATAACAGCCCACTACTACCCTTATACTGTTAAAGGTGCTGTGGTTGGCTATAAGAAACGTCTGTTCCCTAAAGACTTTCGTGCAGTTGGAGATCTTAAACATGCTAAGTTAGAGTTGTTTGGTCAGTCTCAGTTCATGCAAGGTGGTTTTAAGATTGTAATCACAGAAGGTGAGTTAGATGCTATAGCTGTTCAGCAAGCAATGCTAGACATCTATAAGAAGCCTTACCCAGTGGTGTCAATACCCTCCTCCTCTAACATGAAGATCCTTGTAGAAAACAGAGACTTCCTAAGAACCTTTGACGAAGTTATACTTATGTTCGACCAAGACGAAGCAGGTGATAAGGCTGTCACAGCTGCTGCTAAGATCATTGGTTGGGATATTGTCAAGGTAGCTAAGCTTCCTGAGAATGACCCCTGTGAAGCATACCTCAAAGGACCTAAGGTAATCCAAAGTGCTATCTGGAATGCACAGAAGTATGCACCTGCATCTATTGTACGTGGTGAATCTATCTGGGAAGCGTATCAAGAACGTAAGCAAACAAAGTCTATCCCATACCCTAAGTGTCTCGAAGGTCTCAACACCAAGCTTGACGGTATGCGTAAGGGTGAGATTGTATTGTTCACTTCAGGTACTGGCTCAGGTAAATCAACAATGATCAAGGAGATTGTACTAGAACTACAAGCATCTACTGAGGATTCAATAGGAATGGTATCTCTTGAGGAGTCCATAGGGGATTCAGCAGAGAAGTTTATTACAATGTTTACACCTAAAGACCCGACAATGGAGCAAGAACGTGAGGCTTTTGAGCAAGTGTTTGGAAGTGAAAGGTTAATACTCTTAGATCACAATGGGGCAGTGTCAGACAACTCCCTTATAGATCAGATTGAAAACCTATGTCTTCTTGGGTGTCAATATATTATACTAGATCACATAACGATTGCAGTTAGTGAGGGTGCAGGTGGTAAAACAGGTAACGAGGCTATTGATGCCATCATGTCTGACCTACTTAAGATAGTTAAGAAACATAACGTGTGGCTTGGTTTGATCAGTCACCTACGAAAAGCCCAAGGAGGTAAGTCGTTTGAAGAAGGACACCTAAGCTCCATTGATGACATCAAGGGTTCAGGTTCTATAAAGCAAAT